GTGGCGGAGGGCAGCGGTGACAGCTTGGCCATTGCAGGTGAAACACTCTTTTACCTGAGCCGCAACGGTGTGATGGCATTTTCCGGGGGCATCCCCCAGAACGTGAGCCAGGCATTTGGAATGGAGCGGTTCAAGAATGCGGTGGGCGGCAGTGACGGTATGAAATACTACATCAGCATGCAGAATGCCGACGGGCAGTGGTGGCTGTACGTTTACGACACCCAGACGGGAATGTGGCACAAGGAAGACCAGACCCGGGTGACGCACTTTGCACGGTGTGAAGGAAACCTGTACATTCTGAGCAGCACCGGTGAGATCTGGATCAGCGGCAATACGCAGGACCCGCCGGTGGCAGAAGCGGTGGAGAAACAGATCCCGTGGATGGTGGAATTTGCGGACTTCACGGAGGAAGATCCCAACAAGAAGAATGTACGGAAGATCCAGCTGCGGGTGGATTTGGAGGAAGAATCCACGGCGACGGTCTGGATCCAGTTTGACAGTGACGGATTCTGGCATGAAATGAGTACACTGCGCTGCGACGGTGCGAAGCGGAGCTTTGTTCTGCCGATCGTACCGCGCCGGTGTGACCATTACCGGCTGAAGATCGAAGGAACCGGCGGCGCACAGATCCATTCGCTGGCACGGTCTTACAGTGTCGGCTCGGAATTCAAATCAAAATCAGGGAGGAACTAACATGGCATACACATATGACGACTTCGTAACAGCGGCAACGGGCGCCGGCCTGCTGGAGAAATTTACCGATGACGACCTGAACATTGCCAAGAGCAACCCGGAATACGGCATCTCTGCACTGAAGCTGCAGCAGGATCTGCTGGGCGCCAAGACCACGGAGCAGCAGCTGCTGGCGCAGGAAGCAATCAACCAGCTGCGCAGCAGCTACGGCAATATGAACAAGCAGGCGGGCACTTCCTTCCAGTATGACGGCCAGACGGAATACCAGAAGCTGCTGGATGAAGTGGCAAATATGGGAAGCTTCAGCTATGACCCGATGAATGACCCCAGCTACGGCTCGCTGAAGAAGACGTACCTGCGGGAGGGTGAACGGGCAAGAGCAGACACACTGGCCAGAGTGAGCGCGGCCACCGGCGGCGCACCGTCGAGCTATGCCGTGACAGCCGCACAGCAGGCGGGTGACTACTACAACACACAGTTCGCGGATCTGGTGCCGACGCTGGAGCAGAACGCTTATCAGCGGTATCTGAATGACTTCAGTACGAAGCTGGGCCAGCTGGGCGCACTGGACACGGATCGGCAGTTCGACTTCAATGCTTACCTGCAGAACTATGAGATGCAGCAGCAGAACTACGCAAAGCTGGTTGAACTGATGAAGCGGTACAAGTACCAGCCCAGCGCAGAAGAGATGGCTGCTGCCGGCATGAGCGAGGAACAGATGAAGACGATCCTTGGCCTGAATAAGAAGAGGAGCGGTGGCGGAGGAGACAGCGGTAGACAATCCGTTGATGGAAGGGATATCGCTGAATATATCGAGTACTTACGGGACGCAGTTGAAGAACGTCTGAATGGATTGGGTAATGGACAGGAGGATGAGACACCTAATACACCTGTCGGGCCGGCTAGATCCAATAAGGTCAACACCGTTAGCCGGTATAGATAAGAGGTGGCAGTATGCTGAGTTTTGAGGAATTTAAGAAGCTCAAGGAACAGAACGGCGGGGTGGCACATACGGGCCAGAAGAAACAGGGCAGCGGGATGAAAAGCACCGGCAGCATCATGACTTTTGAAGAGTGGAAGGAACACAAGAAGCAGCTGCAGGAACAGCAGGCGCAGTCCCCAGCGCCGCGGCAGAGCAACGCCCAGATCGTAGCGAATGCCAGAAAGTCCTTGCAGACTCACCAAGCGGAGAATCAGCAGAAATGGGATGAATGGCAACGGAAATATGCGGAGGCACTGGCCTCCGCTGTCGCCCCTGAAAGCGAAGTGCAGAGCCGAGAGACGGGAATGGCACCGGCGAGGGACCTGCTGCAGAATAACGGAATCGGCTACCGGACGAAGGCAATGGAGCAGGCGGAGCGGTTTATCGCAGAAAAGCAGGAGCAGGAGCAACTGGAAACACTGCTGAATGAAGCGCAGGAGAATCTGGACGCATATCTGGAGTCGGAGGAACACCGGAATATTGTTCTGCAGAATATGGCTGCGCAGGGTACAGCCCTGCGGCAGGGAACCATGGCAAGCACCTATGCGGCCGCAGGACAGAACAGCGCACCGCAGACAGACACAAAGGAAGCCCAGCTGCGGGCGATCCGGGATTATTACAAAAACCTGCATGATGCGCAGGTAAGTCAGAAGATTATGGATGCAGACCTTGCAGAACTGGAAACTTGGACGGATGAAGAACGGGAGGCACTGACAATCTACGTAAACTTCAGACAAAATGGCATTACCAGTGGCGGCTATGCGGTGCCTGCATATGAGGCTTATGGCATGCTCGCAGCGAAATACGGTGCAGAGAAGGTAAACCAGCTTGCGTATTCGTGGCAGCGGGATCAAAACGAGAAAGCGGCAAAGGCACTGAAAGAATCTTCAGTAGATGCGGTAAGAGGAAAAACCGGCGCATCGATCCTACATAGCGCAGCGACGGTACCCGCCAATTTACTGGGTTCAGTGACAGGTGTACATGGTACGCTGGTGGACTTGGCAACAAGGGATAAAAGATACCAGACATTGGATCCCAACAACGTGGGAAATATGCCGAACGTTTATTCCGGCGCAGTACGTGGTCAGGTGGCTGAGAATATTGCCGGTGATCAGTATGATGAAAATGGAAATCTGATCAGCGATGGCGGAGGGCTGCGGCAGGTTGCGTCCTATGCCTATCAGGGCCTGATGTCCTCTGCGGACAGTTTGGCCAGAGCAGCATTAGGCGGTGGCAGTAAGGCGCTCGCACTGGGTCTGGCAGCTACGGGCAGCTTCGGCCAGACGGTCAGCGACGCATCGGAACGAGGCGCAACTCCCGGGCAAGCAGTGATACTGGGTGTGATCAATGGCGGTATGGAAGTGGCCACAGAATATCTGCCTCTGGATGAGATCCTGAAGGTGGCAAAGGGTGGCCCGGTTTCCGGAAAGCAGCTGATGAAGAATATCTTCAAACAGGCGGCTATCGAAGTGACGGAAGAAGAAGTAAGCTTCCTCGGATCGCTGGCCGCTGAAGCAGCTGTGCTACAGGAAAAGTCCGGCTATCGTCAGAAGATCGCCGAAGCAGTGGCCAGTGGCGCCAGCTATGAAGATGCCAGAGACAAGGCAAATTGGGATATTGTACTCGAAGCTGCTGAGACAGCCATCACATCCGCATTCTCCGGTGGTATTTCTGCAGGTGTCAGCTCCGGTGCCGCGAACATAAACAACCGGGCAGCTGAGAAGGCTGCAAAGCAGAAACCCATCAACCCCGATGCACACGTGGAGCTGGCTGATCCGACGGTGGACTTCGAAAGGGAGACCTGGGATCTTTGCGACCGACTGGCCAAAGTAACGGGACGGAATATCAAGCTGTACCACAACCTTGGAACCGATGCGGGTATCGAGAACGGTTACTTCGAGGATGGAGTGATTTACGTCAATACAGAAAGTGGAGATCCCGTGGCGCAGATTGTGAGTCATGAGCTGACCCACAGCGTGGAGTTCGCACAGGAGTACAAGGAACTTTCTCGCCTGGTGCTGGAAAGAATCGAGTCTATGGGCGGAGACCTGAAGCAGCTGCGACAGGAGAAGGCAGACCTGTATGCCAGAAATGGCCATCCTCTCGGCAGTCAGCAGGAAATCGATCAGGAAATTGTGGCGGAGTATGTGGCGCAGAATTTGTTGACCAATGAGCAGCAGATCATGGAAGCGGCACGTCAGAACCGGACACTGATCGAGAAGATCAAGGGATGGATCGATAATCTGCTCAGTGCGATTGGAAATAAGGATGCAGCTGAACGGGCATATTTGACGAAGGTGCAGAACCTTTATGCCAAGGCGCTGCAGCAGACCCAGAACGGCCCCCAGCAGACATCGGCGCAGGCAGCACCCGTTGCGGTGCAGACACCGGTTGGCGGCATTCAGGAACAGGGAGCGGTACAGGAAATGACCGATGGGATGGAGGATGATGAAGCCCCCAATTGGGATGACCCGGTGCAGGTGCGTGCCTGGGCACAGAATATGCTCAGCTCCGGACAAATCACCAATGAGGAATTCAACGGCTATATTGATCTTGCTGAGCAGATGGCGGAGGAAAAGTCCGGACAGGAGATGTTTGAAAATAGCGGAAGCAAGAAGTTCAGCATCTCTCAAATCTCTGGGGAAAAGGCAGAGTATGGACAGGGCGTTCTGCTGGATACAAATATCTTTGATGGTGTAAGACCCAGAGCATGGGGACAGGTCTTGAGTGACTTTGTTTACAAGAAACTGGCTGGAAAAGAATTGACCGTATATGATGAAAGCGGCAATGCAGAAACCATCTATCTCGCAAAGGAGAATGACCGGGTAAGAAAGGATGGCGCAAAGAACAGTCACAAGGTTCTGGATAAATTGGCTGGTTACCGTGGCGATCAGGTACGGGCTCAGGCAATCGTGCAGCTATCGGAAGTTTTGCAAGCATCCAGATATGAAAATTCCACTGATGAACACAGTCACCAGTGGATGGATGAGAATGGATGGATATTCAGAAAAGTTTATCTTCAAACCAAAGATGGGAAGATTTACGAAGCAACACTGAACATTGCAGACGGCAAAAATCAAAAGATACTCTATGAAGTGAACCGCGTCCACCAGATTGACAAAAAAGAAACCCCTGCGAGCATACCATCGACTGACAATCGTCAGCGTTCCCGTTACCAGGAACCGAGGATGGGTGGTACTCAATCAGAGGTTACGGATAAAATGATAGCAGAAGAAGGTAATTCTGTCAAGCGGCAGTATTCCTTTGCAGGTCCGAGTGCCAAAACGGCAAATTCCCAAACGCTTGCGGAAGCGAAAGAACTGGATGAAGCAGGCGTGGCCAATGAAACTATCCGGCAGCAGACCGGTTGGTTCAAGGGCATGGACGGGAAGTGGCGGTTCGAGGTTGACGATATCGTTTCTGCGTTCATAAGCAAAAAAGGAGCATCGCAAGTGCTTGATGACAATGCCCCAAGCTCGGACGTCCGAAACGTGCCTGCGTCTACTCCTGAAGACATTGTAACAAGTGGCAATTCGGATGTCAAGCGGCAAATGAGTATCAGCCAGACGGTGAACCGGAAGAACGTTGCCGATGATCTGCGTGGCATCCTCAGCCGTGGCGGGGATGTAGCGGAACTGCGGCGGTATATCAGCCAGCTGGAACAGGGAGGCGGAAAAGCGGAACGAACAGGTCGGAATGCGTACCAAAGTGGCACTTCTGCGGAACAAAGTGAATCGCAGCGGATCATCGACATGGCCAAGCGGTACGGCATCAGCGTGGAGGAATACCTGCGGCGGAACTGGGAACAGTACGAGGTGGACGGCCAGTGGAACGAAGCGGCCCGCAAAGCGCTGGATATGGAACGACGGGGGAGAAGGTATTCTATCAGTGATACGGACAGTCATGGCAAAAAACTCACAGAGGAGCAACAAGAATTCTTCAAAGACTCCAAGGCAAGAACGGGAGATGGTCGGCTCATGGTGTTGTATCATCAGACCGGAAATGACTTCACGGTATTTGACACGCGCAGAGAAGGAGCTGGCACGCGGGATAACGGTACACCTTTCGGAATATTTCTGAAGAGCTCGGATAAGGATATTGGCCTGAAGGGGCAAAAGCAAATGCCGCTATATGCTAATATCACAAACCCGCTTACGGCATGGAATCGAGAGGAGCTTGTTCAAAAATTCTGTCAGTTGTCACCGGAGTATGCAGCGCTGCAGAGAGAAATTAACAGTCTGGATCAGGTGTATCATGATAAATTTGAACAGGCGAAGCTTGCACTGCGGAACTACATTACCGAGTGGAGACAACAAAACAAGGATGCATCGAGAACTGCGCTATATGATGACGCGACTTTCGATGAACTGTATAATGCCGAAGACCAGCTGGTTGAAGAATGGACTGCAAAAGCATCGGAACTGGATAAGAAAGCGAAAGGTGTGATAACCAAAGTGCTGCAGGACGCGGGATACGATGGTGTGTTCCTGTATCAAGACAAAGGCAGCTTTGGAAGAAGCACCGATGCGTATATCGCCTTGAATCCAGATCAAGTAAAGAACGTAGACAACCAAATGCCTACATCGAACCCTGATATTCGCTATTCTATCAGTGGCACCGAGGGAAAGTTCGAGCAGAAGACGGCGGAGCAGATTCGGCAGGATATGCCGGCCAAGGCCAGAAACTACCTGCAGGGCGCGCAGCGGAAGCTGCTGACACTGCTGTATGACAAGCTGGGTGTCAATAGGTTCACCAACCGGGAAGATCTTCAGGGAATCATAACGGAGGTTGCGGATGCCTACCTGACCACCGGAAGGGTGGAAGATGGCAAAATGGGAGAACTGTTTGACCGGGCCTATGCAGGCGGCATCGTCAAGGATGCGGAATTCTATGAGCAGTACAAGGAAATCAAGACCCATCTGCAAAAGTCTGCAGTGACGATCAGCGAGGGAGACAGCCATGATATTGCTGATTTCCAGGACTTCAGACGGCGAAACTGGGGCGCATTGCGTATCGTGAAGCAGGGCGGCCTGCCGGTTGACAGCGCCTATCATGAACTGAATGAGATGGCGCCGGAGCTGTTCCCTGAGAGCATCACGCACCCTGCCGATCAGCTGGTGCGAATGGCAGAAGTGTCTCACAGCATTCAGGTGAGCGAAAAGAATCTGAATGAATACCACGGTTCTGATCGAGAGACCTTCAGGAGCTGGGCGCGCAATGACTTTGAAAATGCTGTGGCGGAAGTGCTGGGGGATTTCCAGCAGGTGAAACGGTATATGGAAGGTCAGGAAGATACGGAAGAAGCAGCACCCACAACACCGGAGGAAGCAGCCCAGTACTACAAGCAGCTGAAGGATGCGCGAAGAACCTACGAAAGAGCGCAAGCGAAGAATCTGCTGACACCCCAGGATGAAATGCAGGTTGGTAAGCTGCTGCGGGGTGAAATCACACTGGAGGACCTGAACCCGGAAAAGGACTTCGTCAAGGGTATCACAGCGGTGTACGAGGGCAAGAAAGAGTATGAGCGCTTGTGCAAGCTGCTGGCAGAGTACAAGCGAACTGTGCGCGGAGCATATCGCGAGAAGGCGGACACCTATCTGGAAACGGCCAACGAATGGAAGGACAAGAAGGTTGGTATTGCCTATTCCCGTGAGACTATGGAGCGCAATATCGATGATATTGTGCCGGACAGGGATATTGCGGCAGCAATCAAGAGGGAGTACTTCGAGGCGGTCCATGTCAGCGAAGCGGAAGCAACCCGGTTCAAAACGGAGTTCCGGAATAGAATACGTGGCCTGAAGCTTTCTCCGAAGATCCAGAAGGGAAATCTGGTCAGTGAAGCACATGCGGTACAGCTGCTGGGCGAGGCAGAGGACAACATCCGGGTGCTCCAGCAGGCAAAGGGCCGCATGAAGGTAAGAGACGGAAAGACACTGGAAGAGTGGCGGTCTGTGATCAGGGAAATGTGGGACCAGAGTCCTGAGCTTGACCAGGCGAAAATCCGCAGAGCAGTTGAGGAGTTCCGGAAGATCTACGATGAACTGTTTGAGAAGATGAATGCGGTGCGTATCCGGAATGGTTACGAGCCGGTGAACTACCGTCAGGGCTATTTCCCGCACTTCCAGCCCGGACAGGGTGACGGTATTCTGGGCGCTTTTGGCAAGGCACTGAATATCGACACACAGGTGGCGGCGCTGCCTACCACCATAAACGGCCTGACGCATACCTTCAAGCCCGGAATTCAGTGGTTCGGCAATGCCCAGGAACGACTGGGATTCAATACCGCTTATGATGCGGTGGAGGGCTTCGACAAGTACATCGAAGGTGTGGCCAGTGTGATCTACCAGACGGAGAATATCCAGAAGCTGCGGGCGCTGGCATCCCAGATCCGATACCGCACGTCCGAGAATGGAATCCGCAGACAGGTGGATGCGATTCGCGCGAGGGATAACCTGAGTGAGGAAGAAAAACAGGTGCAGATCAACAGTATCTACGAGCACGGCAGATACACCCTCTCGAACTTTGTCAACGAACTGGACGAGTACACCAATCTGCTGGCAAACAAGAAAAGCAAACTGGACCGCACGATGGAAGCGATGATGGGCAGAAAAGCCTATATGGTGATGAAGGCATGGGAAGCTCGCGTGGGCGCCAATATGATCGCCGGCAATCTGTCTTCTGCATTGACGAACTTTATCCCACTGACGCAGGCAGGTGCGCAGCTGGATGGAAGAAGTATGCTGAAGGGCATTGCTGCGACGCTGAAGGCCTACAAGGAGGATGACGGAATCGTGGGAATGTCCACATTCCTGACGAATCGTCATGGTAGTGATCCGCTGGTTCAGACTTGGACACAAAAGGCTTCGAAGAAACTGGGAACACTCATGGAACTGATCGATGGCTTCACATCGGACTCTATCGTTCGTGCTGCCTACTTCCAGAACCTGAAGCGGGGAATGTCTGAAGCGGAAGCCATGCATCAAGCAGATGTCTTTGCGTCCCATGTGATGGCAGACCGCAGCAAGGGATCCATGCCGACTCTGTTCGAGTCGAAGAACCCGATCTTCAAGGCATTCACACAGTTCCAGCTGGAAGTCAATAATCAGTTCAGCGAAGTGTTCAAGGATCTGCCGCGGGGACACCGGGAAAGAGGTCTGGGTACATTGACTCTGGTGCTGCTGAAATACTTCCTTGGCGCTTTCCTCTACAATGAATTCTATGAATTGCTGGCAGGCCGCCGCCCTGCGCTGGACCCCATCGGAATCCTGAATGATACTGTGGGTGATCTGACCGGTTATGAGCTGCCCAATCTGGTGGAATGGGGTACCAATGCCATCAGGGGCGAGGAGACCTCCTTCCGGACAGAGAAGGTAGGAATCGGTGAAGCTGGCACAAATCTTACAAGCACATTGCTAGGCGAGTTGCCATTCTCGGCAGGCCTGACACTGGTGGGCATTGAAACTGATGGAGGCAGAATCCCGGCATCCAGCGCAGTTCCGGATCTGTCTGCACTTTGGAAGGCTGCAACAGAGGAAGAGTGGAGTGCAGAAAAGCGGTGGAAAGAAATTCAGGATGAACTGGATAAGGCTGCATATGTTGCACCTCCATTTTGGGGAAATCAAATTGGGAAGGTCTGGAATGGCGTCAAGACATATATCCAGGGTGGCAGCTACAGTGTAGATGCAGAAGGCAACGATATTCTGCAGTATCCTGTGTATAAAGATGGTGGAGCCAAAGAAAAGGGCAAGGCAGTTAAAATGGCGCTTCTGGGTAAAAGCTCAATAAAAGAAGCGCAAGATTGGATCGAAAGTGGTTTTAAGAGCTTAAGCGCGAAACAGACCGCTGCCTATCAAGATATGCTTAAGGTTGGAGAAAACGATCGGAAGGCATATGCATTGCTACAAAAACTGCAAACAGTCGAGAAGACTGAAGATGCCAGCAAGAAGATGAAGCAGCTAGAAATCCTTGAAGATGCGGACGTTAGTAAGGAGAGTAAGGCAATTGTCTACTATGGCCTGATGGCATCCGAATCGGAACAGAAACTGATGGATAGCCTTGCTGATGCAGGTGCGGAGCAGAGCGAAATCGGACAGCTGATGATGGGCTTATATCATGCGGACCAATTAAAGGGTACCATAAAGCGCATCGAACAGCAGAAAGTACTGAAAGGTGTTCCGATGACCGATGAGGAGAAGAAATTAGTCGTTGGAGATATTCTGGGAACCGAGCTTACTACGGAGAAGGGGAATCCCTCGCAATATGCGAAGTTCCTGTCCGCTACGGATAGGGGCCTCAGCGTGGATGACTTCATGGATATGCGCGCAAAGGGAGTTGATGTGGAGGACTATCTGGAAGCAACGGATACCGGCCTGAATTCTGATGCAGCATCTGAACTTGCCTATGCTATGTATGATCTGGATGAGAAGGATGATGCAGAAGATGCTGAGTACTGGCGGACTTGTATCAAGCAGTCAGACAATGAGTACACACAGCTGGCGCTGATGGGAGCCTACATGAGCGATGACACGTTCAAAAAGGCTGCCATGGCCTATGAACTGGATGTGTCGCCTGATATGTTCGTAACTTACTATGAGAAACGTAATGAGTATGATGTCGATGGGAGCGGATCGTACTCGAATGCTGAGGTGCAGGCGGTAATTGATGCCATGGGCAAGGGCTACACCAAAGAGCAGAAGGGTGTACTTTGGCAGATGGCAACTGGTTCGAAGAGCACAAAGAACAATCCTTACAGCAAGGAAGCTGGCCAGAAATGGCTGGATGCGAAGGCAAAAACAAAGGCAAAAGAATAAAGAAATCCGCACCGGGAAACCGGTGCGGATTTTCGTTGCCATTTCATTGCCATTTTGGTGTTGCAAAATGGGCATATGTGACACAAGGGTGACAAAAGCGAAAGAAAAGAATACAACGGAATAGTTTGAATTTCTCCAGAAAATGTGGAAAATACAACAAAAAATCCGGTATCAATGTTGATACCGGATTTTTCTATCTGGCGGAGCAGGAGGGATTTGAACCCTCGGTACCCTTTTGGGGTACACACGATTTCCAGTCGTGCCCGTTATGACCACTTCGATACTACTCCATGGGTGCGGCACTCTTGCCGACTTGCATATGATACTACACCTGACCTGATTTGTCAAGTGTAAATTTTACAATTTTCACTACTTTTTATGATGGCGTTGATTGATGCCGATTCAGGATGAGTTTGAGATTCTCTCCTGTTCCCTTGGGTGAAACAGGAGGCGGGGCTTTGCCGAGCAGTTGCCGGCGGTACTCGTCCGCGGCACATTTAATTGTTCGAATCTTTCCATAGAAAAAGAAAAAAGCAGAAACAGTGAAAACTGTTTCTGCTTTTTGGTCCGAGTGTCGAGATTCGGTACACTAAGGTGTTGCCGCCGTCGAGACCGGCGGCAAGCGACTGTCCACCGGACAGCCGCATTGAATGGTTCGAATCTTTCCACAGAAATAAAAAATGGGAAACTACGAAAGTAGTTTCCCATTTTTTGGTCCGAGTGTCGAGATTCGAACTCGAGGCCTCTTGAAACCCATTCAAGCGCGATACCAAACTTCGCCACACCCGGATAAATGCTTGCGTTTCTCAACGCCACAGTATATTAGCACACCTTGCCGAAAAATGCAAGCATTATTTTTGCTTTTTTTTAAATTTTTATTCGCCCGCGTCGGACTTAACGACCTTTCCTAAATTCCACAATCTGGCAACAGTCTTCTCTGCCTCCGCTTTTTCTGCCTCGTTGCTGTAGTCCAAATAGACAGTGTGGGCACTGCAATCATTGCATTCCACCTGCACGGTCCAGCCACCCTCATGAATGATCAGACCTGCGCCCCGGCAGATTGGGCAATCCTCCAAAACGATCAGTTCTTTATTATCCATAACAAACTCCTTATCTAAAAATCTTTTCCTCAGTATCATAGAGCTCAATGCGGCGGCAGGCTGCATGATCCGGCCTGTACTCCGGCAGATAGCGCTCCACCGCCCCGGCAAACTGCATAGGATTCATGCTGGGGTTCTGGCAGCAGATCAATGCTTCGATGCAAATGGTATTGGCATCCTTCAATGTAACTTTTGCTCGACGGATCATGGGGATGATATCCTGCTCCACAGGACCA